GAATATGATATCCAAGGGATACAAGGAAAACAACATTCCGCTTGGACAGTTGGAACAGGCCATAGAAGAATGCCTTGCTAGGAAAAAATCTTCCAGATAGGTCATTTTTTGGTTGACTTCGGTGTGCAATCTGTTATTATGAATCATAGACAGACAGCAGGAGATACGAGATGATCTACAAGCTCAACATCTATCGTTATGATCGTCGTTGCAAGAAGGGCGAGCGTTTCGTCAACAGCTATGAGTATGACCGGCCAGACGACGAAGCTATGAAGCGTGAGGTCAATGCTCTCCGCGGTTGTGGTTATTGGGATAGCCACTATCGCATTGAATTCGCTCCCAAGTACAAGACTGTCAAGAACCTGATGAGCGGCAAGGATGTCGTCATCGCGGCTGACACTCCCTATTATCTTGACCCCAGCCGCGAAACCTACTGGTGCAGCTAAGATGGCATTGTACAGCGTAGAAGTTCGTGATCATAACACCGGTGAGTTGGTCGACTGGGCTCGTAACCTGAGTCCGGAAGAGGCCGATGACGTGGCCGAAGAGATGGAGGGCATCTGGCAAGACGATCCCGTGGACGTGCAGGTAGTGGAGCAAGTGAGATGAGCGAGATGAATCAATTCCGTGCAATCCAGATCCTTTCTAAGATGGCTCGTGAACGCTACACGTCTAGCGAGAAGGTGCTCCAAGAGTTTACCAAATACGAAAAGAACGGTGAATGTCAGCATTTCTGGCCTGACGAGAACACCGCATGTCGGTTGGTCCTGAACCAGAAGGATTAAGAATGCTCTCATACATTATTCCTGAAGAAAAGGAAAATAAAATGGAATCTATCGTCAAGGCTGTCGCTATCGTTATCATGAGCGTCGTAGCCATCATTGCTTTCGGCCTGTTGCTCAGTTTGCCTGTGATGCTTCTCTGGAATGGTTGTCTCATCTCTGCTATCCCTGGTATCAAGGCTATCGGATGGCTCCAGGCTTGGGGTATCCTAATTTTGTGCGGTATGCTCTTTAATAAGGGTTCTACTAGCACTTCATCTTCTAACTAAGAAAGGAATATAGATGATTAAATCGGCTTTGGGGGTTGGTGTGGTAGTCATTGCACTACTAGTATCAATCCTTGCATTGACATTCGCTTCATACGAATTATATGCATATTTTTCTCCGAAGTACCGTGCTGTTGATAGTAAGGTATATCATGAATCGGAACAATACAACGAAGGTATGGTCCGCGATCTCAGCGAACTTCAGCGTCAGTACGTGACTTCTGACGAAGCTGGTAAGGCTACGCTGCGTCCTATCATTCGTCATCGTTTTGAAGTTTATCCGGAAGACAAAATGCCGGCTGATCTTCGTGACTTCTATCAATCTGTGAAGTAAGGAAAATCAAATGAACAAGTTTATTGCTATCGCTGCTCTCGCTGCAACTTCTATCTCGCTCACTGCATGTGGACCGTATCAGGCGTCGTCTGATGAGATTCAGAATGCCAAGCAGGAAGAACTGAGCAAGCAGGGTGTTGAGTCGGTTGGGCTTCCGGCTATCAAGAACTTCCAAGAGAAGCGACTGATGAAGGACATTCTTGAAATGCGTGATAATCCTAATCTCAGGACTTATACTTACACGCAGGACATGAACGGTCGTTTCCACAAGATTTGTGACTCTATCGGTTACGGTCTTCCGTATGCGACTCAGTACACTTCTCCGCAGAAGGAATCGGATCACAGCTATCAACTGGCGTTGCCGCAGGCTGATCCGAACGGTCTCTACAGTCCGCCTTCGGCAGATGGCACTTGGGTTCTCTGCAAGGTTCCTGGTAAGGACAAGCTGGAACCGCAGTACATTGAACCGCATGTCATTGTCACTACTTTCCCCCTCTCTAATTAAGGAAATATCAAATGAACAAGTTTATCTCTATCGCTGCACTCGTTGCTGCTACTGTCGCTCTTGCTGGATGTGACCCTGCTATTCCCAACTCTGATCAGATTCAGAATTCCAAGCAGGAAGAACTGAGCAAGCAGGGTGTTGAGTCGGTCGGTCTTCCGGCAATTCACAACTTCCAGGAAAAGCGCATCATGAAGGACATCCTTGAACTTCGTGATCAGCCGAATCTCATCACTTACACTTACATCACGGACATCAATGGCCGTCTGCATAAGCGTTGTGATAGCATCGGCTATGGTTTGCCCTACGCTACGCAGTACACGAATCCGCAGCGAGTCGCTCACTTGAGCGGTCGCGACAGCATCGTTGCGATTCCGCAGGCTGATCCGAATGGTCTGTTCAGTCCCCCGAGTGCAGAAGGTACTTGGGTTCTCTGCAAGGTTCCTGGCAAGGACGATGTTCAACCAGTCTATATGGAACCTCGTGTAATTGTTTCACCGTTCCCCCTAAACGACTAAGTAGTGATACAGGGTGGGTCCTTCGGGACCCACCATTTTTACAGGAACGAAAATGTTAATCAGTGTCTTATTACCAACTAGGGGACGGAAAGAACCCCTTCTAAATTCTATCAAGAGCTTGCTTGATCTAGCAGATAAGCCAGATCAAATTGAATTGCTATTAGGAATGGACAACGATGACCTAGAGCATATTGAATATGTTCAGAAAGAAATCCTTCCCAATTTTCCTAATGCTTCGCTCTTTCAGTTTAATCGGCTAGGGTATAAGAAACTGAACATGTATGTCAATACCCTTGCAGGATTGAGCAAAGGTCATTGGATCTTTGTTTGGAACGACGACGCTATCATGCAGACTAAGGGATGGGATACTATTATTCATAGCTACAATTCTCATCCAATGCCCCTGCTTAGGACAATCGTTGCTGGAATGTTGACGCATCCATTCTCAATTTTCCCCATCATCAAACGTAAGTGGTATGAGATTGTAGGGGCTGTGAGTCTGTATACGCATGTGGATCGTTTCGTTTACAATGTGAACAGCAACATTGACTGGCCCAACAAGAAGGTCTGGGTCGTAGATATTCCTGTTCATGTAATTCACGATAGATACGATCTTACTGGTAACAATAAGGATGAGACCTTTGAGACCTCAATCAAAAACTACAATGAAGGGCATCCAGAAAATCCGATATCAGATGATTATGAACCAGCATTCAACACTGTACTAGTTGCTACCAACAAACTTATTCAGTACATGAATGATGAATTGGGTGCTAAAATGCGGCTGCTGGAACTCAAGTCTTCTACGCCCATTGATAGGGTTGTCACACAGAGTCACGGCGTACATTAAGTAAGATTAATAGTACCATGTCATGGGGTGAGGGAAATTAACTCGCCTCACCCCGCCTTTTCGGTTGACATTGGGTGCCCGGTTTGCTATATTGAATCATAAAGATTAATTCCTCAACCGCCGAAAATCGGAGTATTGCATGACAACTTTCACTCATCCCCGTATTGGATTTGCCTGTAAATGGTTGGATGATCCTGCCGAGGTCAAAGGCATGAAGGTAAATGCTGCCAATAGACTGTTGAACGGCAGAACCACAAGCATGAGATGGCTCAGAGAACATCCACTTGAGGCCGAACAGCGGCTTTGGGATATCATGAACTACAATGCTGCTACAGCAGAAAGACTAATCCGCTGTGTGGGTAGTCTTGAGCCTAGGCTCAGGATGGTGAGACTGGGTAGCGAAATGCTGCCTGGCTATACAGAAAAGAATTGGACTAATTGGTGGCAACGCAGTGATATTCAAGCACATTTAGCTAGAATTTGGGCACCTGTAGGGTCGGCTGCCCGAGAGTTAGATGTAAGACTGAGCTTCCATCCTGGCCAATTCTGTGTGTTAGCATCTGAAAGTGATGATATTGTTAGTCGTAGTATAGAAGAATTTGAATACCATACTGATCTGGCGCGTTGGATGGGCTACGGCAAGCAATTTCAGGATATTAAAATCAATGTACATATCTCAGGACGTAGAGGTCCTGATGGTATCAAGACAGTGCTGTCCAGGCTTAGTCCAGAAGCACGAAACTGTATCACTATAGAGAATGACGAGATGTCATGGGGACTAGATGCTAGTTTAGAGCTGGTCAATGATTGTGCTTTGGTTTTGGATATTCATCATCACTGGGTGGGCACGGGTGAATATATTCAACCCACAGATGATAGGATTAAAAACATTTTGGAATCCTGGCGCGGGGTGCGTCCTGTATGTCACTACTCAGTGAGCCGGGAAGATATACTGGTACAGCATAGTCCTACTGTAAAGCCTGATATTGCTTCCTTACTAGAAGCGGGACATAAAAAGACGAAATTAAGGGCGCACAGTGATTGGTATTGGAATCAAGCTGTAAATCAATGGGCGTTGAGTTTCAACCCTATTTTTGATATTATGTGTGAAAGTAAGGGTAAAAATCTAGCTAGTTTTGCTTTAGCTCAAGAGCAATTGCTAGCAGCCTAATTCTATGATTTCGGAAAAATAGTGCTTGACATTCTCCTTCTTTGGGCGTAAAGTTAGTTATAGTCAACGAGAGTAACACTGATGGATATGCTCAAAGAAGGTAACTTAGCTACTATCAAGGTCAAGAATGTTCTCTGGCCTATGCGTGATCTGTACGCAGTGAATGTCCGTATTCCCGAATTCAATATCTATACCGGTACTATCGTTCGTGAGCGGTGGTATGGCGTAGACGAGGTCGGTATTACTTCTGATCAGCCTAATCATACTATTCGCCGTCTTCGTCGTGAAGACATCGTATCTGTCAATGACACTACTGTTGATTATGCGCCTGTCAAGTCGGATCGTGTTGAGATCGTCGTGAAGGGTTCTAAGGGTGATACTTATGTTGTCACGCGGGAAAACGGTAGGGCCCAATGCACATGCGCGGGCTATTCGTACCGAAGGGCGTGCCGTCACATTACAGAAGCCGCGTAATAGTCCATCCTTTATGATGTTTTCTGTTACCCAGGGACACTTCCACCATCGCTCCGCTATTCAAGCTATGGTTCCTGCAAAACTCTCTAAGGTTATCTATAGTAGTTATTTCTCTTTCGGGGGAAGTAACTATATATCCTATCGGACGCGATCGGCTAGTGGTTCGGAGCCTTACTCCTTTTGGTTTTATGATGTGACAGTTATCAAAGTGAGAGCGATTCATAGCTACATTACCTTGCTTGCCGCAATGTGGACAGGTTAATATAGGTCTATGTTTCCTATCTGCGTTAAGTTTTTTTGTACGGGCCGCTTGGGCTGCTCTGCGTTCAGGAGTCCAAGCTAACCTCATCTTTTCCTTAGCCTCCACTGTCATCTTTTTCCCAAGATTAGCCTGTCTAACCTTTTCTCCGAACCCTTTTGGTTTCTTAACGCCTTTTAACTTCGCTGATGCTTTACGGGCTGCTTCTGCTTTAGTTTCCGGAGTTCTATAATCTGCGTGGCCCTTATGAGCGAGAGATAACTTTTTAAGATGCTCTTCCGTAAAGATTCTCCCCTTCATTGCAGCCGCAATCTTTTCTTTATATTCTACTGTCATTATTTGGGCGCCGCCGTCACCACATTCTTCTTTCAGATTAGCCCAGTCTCTGCTTTCTACAACATTCCATAGTTTGCTGTAGTAGCCGCCCCATTCTTTAACTTCTTCGTGTGTAGAGCATTCTTTTAATATTTCAGTAGTAACATCATAGCCGTGCTTCTTGATATGCTGACCCCATCGTGTGCCGGAACCCTGATAAGTATGAGGATCTTGTTGTTTGGTTTTTCCGAGATATTGCAGCCCAGTTTTGTTGTGGGTCTTCTTGTACAAATAAATAGTCATTGCTGATACTCCTTAACAGTATTAGAGGGGATGGGCATTGCAGTGCCGCGATCTTCACTTTTATTTATCTTTTTAGTTGACATTGGGTAGATAACTTGCTATTATAATAACATGAATGCAACGAAAGAAAACACATTTCGGACCTTGCGTGATGAGGAGTTACTGGTGACGAATTTTTGGTGTAGGTTTGGTTGGCATAAGTGGACCAAATATAGTGACCCCGAAGTTATTCGTGAGCATAGTATCTATAAGCTGACCATTCAAGAACGCAGATGCGGGTCTTGCAACCTCGCCAATCGTAAAGTCTTGCATAAGGATTAATCAATGTCAATGCATCTAGCACCTGTATTCGTGAGTACCATTAATCAAGGTAAGATCAAGAAGAAACTTACTGCACCGCAGAAGCGAGCATTAGCTGAACACGATGTATGGTTGCGTAAGCGTGGTCTTCATCCTGATCAACTCAAGGCTAAGAAGT